ATGATTGCAACGCTTCGCACGCTCTCCGAGGCGGAGAAGGACGCGCGCTTTTCGCCCTTCGAGCGGGTGGCGATGCTGCCGCCGCCGGCGCGGGCGCGCTTCGTCGACAGCCTGCCTGCCGCGCTGCGCGAGGAGCTGGACTGCTGGGGGGGCGCCGCGCGCTTCGCGCAGCAAACCCCGAAAGGCGACTGGCGGGTGTGGCTGGTGCAGGCGGGCCGCGGCTTCGGCAAGACGCGGGCCGGGGCCGAATGGGTGCTCGACGTCGCCGACGAGCCGGGCCGGCGGATCGCCCTGGTCGGCGCCACCGAGGAGGAGGCGCGGGCGGTCATGGTCGAGGGGCCGGCGGGGCTGCTCGCCTGCGTCGGCGACGGCGCGCGACCCGATTGGGAGCCTTCGCTCGGCCGGCTGACCTGGCCGGGCGGGACGATCGCGCGGATCTATTCGGCGGCCAATGCCGAGGCGCTGCGCGGGCCCGAGCACGATTTCGCCTGGTGCGACGAGGTCGGCAAATGGGCCTATGGCGACGCGGCCTGGGACAATCTGATGTTCGGCCTGCGGCGCGGCGCGCTGCCGCGCGTGCTGGCGACGACGACGCCGCGCGCGACGCCGCTGATGCGGCGGATCGCGGCGCTGCCCGACCTGGCGAGAACCCACGGCCGCACCGCCGACAACCTCGCGCTGGCGCGCAGCGTCGTCGGTCATTTCACCGGCCTCTACGGCGGCACGCGGCTCGGGCGGCAGGAGCTGGACGGCGAGCTGATCGAGGACGTCGAGGGCAGCCTGTGGCCGCGCGACCTGATCGAGCGGTGCCGGGCGGGCGGGGACAGTCACTTTTCGCGCGGCGGTGAGGGTGGGGACAGTCACTTTTCGCGCGGCGGGAGTGGGGACAGTCACTTTTCGCGCGGCGGGACGGATTCCCGCACGGCGGCGCGTGAAAGTGACTGTCCCCTCGGCGGCGGGAGTGGGGACAGTCACTTTTCGCGCGGCGGGACGGATTCGAGCACGACGGCGCGTGAAAGTGACTGTCCCCTGCGGCGCGTCGTCGTCGGGGTGGACCCGCCGGCGAGCGCGGGGGGCGATGCGTGCGGGATCGTCGTGTGCGGGCTCGGCGAGGACGGGATCGGCTATGTGCTCGCCGACGCCTCGGTGCGCGGGCTGCGGCCGGAAGGCTGGGCGCGGGCGGTGGTGCGGGCGGCCGACGCCTGGGACGCCGACCGGGTGGTGGCCGAGAACAACCAGGGCGGCGACATGGTCGAGAGCGTGCTGCGCAGCGTCGACAGCCGGCTGCCGGTCAAGCCGGCGCGCGCGCGCAAAGGCAAGATCCCGCGCGCCGAGCCGATCGCCGCCCGGTTCGAGCAGGGCAAGGCGAAGTTCGCCGGCACCTTCCCGGCGCTGGAGGACGAGCTGGCGGGAATGACGATCGGCGGCGGCTATGAGGGGCCGGGCCGCTCGCCCGACCGCGCCGACGCGATGGTCTGGGCGATGACCGAGCTGCTGTGGCCGGCGCCGCTGCCATGGGTGCGGTTTCCGCTGAGCGAGAATGGCCGGGCCGGCGGGCGGTCCTGAAGCCGGCGGCTTCGAGACGGTTGCGGGCGACGCCCTCCTGCGGCTAAGCTGCGGGGAAACGGGAGGAAAAAGCATGCGAGCGACGATTTCGGGCGGGTTCCTCGCGGCGGGATTGCTGGCCGCCGCGGCGGCGGTTGCGCAGACTCCCCCGCCGGCGCCGGGGCCGGGCTATCCGGGCGGGGTGCCGGGCGCGGGCGACCCCTATGCGCGGCCCAGCGAGATGGGAACGAACGACAGGCTGTTCGACCGCAACGAGCAGATCCGGCGCGGCACCGAGGCCGAGAGCGACCGGCGCGCCGCGGCGGCGGGGGCGGCGGCGGCGCAGGGCGCGCGGCCGGCGGCGGCGTCGGACGTCAAGGCGGGCGCCGCGGTCGCCGACCGGAACGGCCGGCCGCTCGGCACGGTCGAGGCGGTAGACGCCGGCGGCGCAATCGTCGCTACGGCCGGCGGCAAGGTCAAGGTGCCGCTCGACGCTTTCGGCAAGAATGCGCGGGGCCTGCTGCTCGGCGTCACCAAGCGCGAGTTCGACAGCCTCGTCGCCAAGGCCAATGCGGCGCCGGCGGGATAGGGGCGGCAGTAACCTTTCGTTTGGGAAGCGCGGCTAGATTGGGCGGCGCGCGCCCGTGTGCACGGCGTCGCCTGTGGGAGACATGGCCTTGCGGCTCGCGGCATCGCTCGAACGCGGCAGCGAATATGACCGGCGGCGCTTCGCGCGCGCGTCCGTGCAGATCGGCGCGGGCCTCAGGAGCGGCGGCGACGACCGGCCGTCCTCGCCGATCACGGTGGTCGACCTCTCGACCGGCGGCGCGGGCATCGAGACCGGCAGCCACGTCCAGCCCGGCTCGCGGGTGTGGCTGAAGCTGCCGGGGCTGCAGAGCTGGCCGGCGCGAGTCGCCTGGTGCGACGGCGCGCGCGCCGGGCTGTCGTTCGACAGCGCGCTGCACCCGGCGGTGGTGGACAGGTACGCGCGGGGGTGAGGCGCTGCGCATCGTTCGTCGCTAAATTGGGTCTTCAATAAGGTCGCCGATCTGTCATCATGCCGCATCCCTGGGGGCAGGCTCGCATGTGGTGGCAACGAAGCGAAGGCCGTGATGGTCGGACGGGGAACCGCCTGAGCGCTCAGATCGAAATTCCACCTCCTCAATATGGTGGTGTCAGGCCATTGTTCCTGAGAGCTGCGGCCGTTGCCTTCTTCGGCGTCTTCCTCCTCGCGATGGCGCTTGGCATCGAAGATGTCGTTTCGGCAGGACAACCCGCCAGGGATGCGGCGCAGAAGGTCGGGTCGCTTGGAGAGGAGCTGGGGTCCGCGCCGTTCTGGCTCAGGCTCCTAGCCGAGCTCGGCTTTGCGTTTCTCATCGCGGCGGTAGTCGCATTTGCGATCGAGATGTCGTCGAAGCGTGAGCAGGCGGATCTCGTGAGGGAAGCGATAAAGAGCATCGGCGACGAGGTGATCGGGGGTGTCTACAAAATTCGCCATGACCCCGACTACGTAAAAACGGTGGTAAACAGTTGCCTTGCGGTTCGTCACATCCGCCGGAACTATACGGTCACCTGCACCGTCAGCGAATTCACCGACGAGGAATGTCGGGACCTCGGGATCAAGCCTGATTCACTGGTTAAGGTAGCAGCCGAAGTCAAATATGAGAGTGTGAATATCGGAAACGACGGAGGCATTTTCGAAGGGCGGTACTTCATTCCACGTCGTGCAGGTAAGCTAGATCACTTCGCACAGCTTCATTGGTTGAGAGTGGGCCTCGTAACCTATGATACATCTGAAGCAATCACAGCACTCGAAATCACCGAGGGCGAGCCGGGGTATATTTCTAGTGATCGCGGATATTCATTTGACATTCCAACCACCCCGCAAATACCTGTGACCGTCCATCTAAATTCAGTTTTCGCGAAGGAAAAGTCGGATAACGAAATCTTCGCCTACCTCCTGCCCACTATCGGCTCGACCATCAGGTTTATCTTCCAGGTGCAAGGCTTGAGGATTGGCGCCAAGGCTCGCACCGCGACCGACATGCCGGAGCCGCAGCGGATCACGCCGGGCAGCTATGTCGAATGGGAGATCAAGGGACCGATCCTGCCCAATAATTACGTGACGGTCTGGTGGCGGAGCGCCGCCGACGACGGGGAGCCCGAAACGGGTCCGCATGCGGTCGGTTCGGGTGCCAGCGCGTCGCTGCATGGACGTCCCCAGGCGCCATCGACCGCAGAGAGCGTTCCGCCCGCCGATGGCGACGAAACCACGGCCGGCGCCGTCGGTTTGCAAGACCGTGGATTTTGGGCTAGGGCCCGCAAATGGCTTCCGGCGCGCCTGCGTCGCGGAGAATGATATCTTGTATCTTGATGTTTTGTTATTATCTTAGCGTCACATTCGGTTTAGCGTAGGGGAGATTAGACATGGCTATCATTGGTGGCGACGGGGGTTCGGCCGGCTAATCGAACAAGCTTCGATGCGGATTGAAGGGCGGTTGCGTTTCGACGCGGCCGCCCTTTCCATTTGGGGATCCTCAGAAAGGAAGGCGCGCGCGCAGGAGGCACGTGCCTCGCGTCGTCTCTCGACCTGCGCCGCTGCAATCGGTGACACATATCCGGATATGTACCTGCTGCAATCGGTGACACGTATCCGGATACGTACCTGACACGTACGCGGATACGTACGCGGACGTGCTTCGCGTCGTCTCTCGACCTGCGCCGCTGCAATCGAGCCCTCGCCGCGGACAATTCGGCGTCTGATGTCATCGACAGGATCCATCGAGGAAGGAGAGAGACGATGAAATGGTTCGGCCGGAAGGGCTCTTCGAGGGCCGGGCGGGATGCCGCCCGGCCCTTTCTGTTTCGCGGCTGGGCGGCGGCGCCGCCGGTCGGCGAGTGGCCGCGCAGCTACGAGGCGCAGGTCCGCGACGCCTATCTGGGCAATGCGGTGGCGCAGCGCTCGGTGCGGCTGGTCGCGGAGAGCGTCGCCTGGGCGCCGCTCGCCGTCGAGCCGGGCGCCGGCGGCGGGGGAGCGGCGGGCGAGGGCGCGCGGCGGGCGCTGGCGCTGGTCGCGCCCGCCTTGCTCGACGCGGCGGCCTCGCACCTCCTGCTCCACGGCAACGCCTATCTGCAGCTGCTGCCGGGCGCCGACGGCGCGCCGGCCGAATTGTTCGCGCTCCGGCCCGAGCGGGTCGCGGTCGATCCGGGGCCGGGCGGATGGCCGGCGGCCTATGTCTACAAAGCGGGCGAGGCGAAGACGCGGCTGGCGGCGCGCGACGGGCTCGGGCGGCCGGCCCTGGTCCATGTCAGGGCGATGCATCCGCTCGACGATCATTACGGCCTCGGATCGCTGGGCGCGGCGGCGGGGGCGGTGGCGATCCACAACGCCGCGACCAAGTGGAACAAGGCGCTGCTCGACAATGCGGCGCGGCCTTCGGGCGCGCTGGTGACGGGCGATGCGGGGACCGTCCTCGCCGACGAGCAATATCAGCGGCTGAAGGCCGAGCTCGCGACGGAGTTCGCCGGGGCGGGCAATGCCGGACGGCCGATGCTGCTCGAAGGCGGCATGACCTGGCAGGCGATGAGCATGACTCCCGCCGACATGGACTTCGTCGGCCTGAAGGCGGCGGCGGCGCGCGAGATCGCGCTCGCCTTCGGGGTGCCGCCGATGCTGCTCGGCCTGCCCGGCGACGCGACCTACGCCAATTACCGCGAGGCCAACCGGGCGCTGTGGCGGCTCACCGTGCTGCCCCTCGCCGACCGGATTCTCGGCGCGGTGGCAGGCGCGCTGGCGGCGTGGTGGCCGGGGCTGAGGCTCAGGCTCGACATCGACCAGGTGACGGCGCTCGCCGAGGACCGCGAGCGGCTGTGGACGCAGGTCAGCGCGGCGGATTTCCTGACGCGCGAGGAGAAGCGGGCGATGCTGGGGATCGCCCGCGACGGAGGCGGAGCATGAGCGAGATGTTGCGGGATTCGTCGCTGCTGGCGGTGCTGGCGGCGCAGGCGGAGGCGCGCGGGGCGGACCTCGCGACGCTGCGCGGGCTGATCGAGGAAGCGAGCGCGCTGGGGGCGGAACGGGCGCTGGGCGCGCTCGGCCTCAGGGACGCGCATGCGCGGCGCGACATGGACGAGCTGCGCGAGCTGCTCCAGGCGTGGCGCGACGCCAAGAAATCGGCGTGGAATGCGGTGGTGACCTGGGCGGTCCGGATCCTGCTCGCGGCGCTCGTCCTGGGCATGAGCGTCAAGATGGGCCTGTGGGAGCATTTGCGATGAGGTTTGCGGGCTATGCGGCGGTGTTCGACCGGGCCGACCGCGGCGGCGACGTGGTGCGCGCCGGCGCGTTCGCGCGGGCGGTGAAGCGCGGCGCGGCGAGCGTGCCCTTGCTCTGGCAGCATGAGCCGGGGCGGCCGATCGGGCGCATCGAATATCTGAAGGAGGACAAGCGCGGGCTGCGCGTCATCGCGCGGCTCGCGGCGAGCGCGGCCGGGCGCGCGGCGGCGGCGCAGCTCCAGGCCGGGGGCGTGCGCGGGCTGAGCTTCGGCTACGTCGTCCGCGCCGCGTCCGGCGAGGCGCCGCGCGAACTGACCGACGTCGACCTCGTCGAAGTGAGCCTGGTGAGCGTGCCGCTGCAGCCCGAGGCGCGGGTGCACGCGGTCGAGGCGGCCGGCGGACCGCCAGGCACGAGCACGGCGCGCGGCGCGGTCTCGCTCGCCCCGCCCGCCGCGGCCGGGTCCTAGCGCACGGCGGCGCCGGGCCGCGACCCGAAGCAAGGCTTCCCCCGCCGCGGCAGGCCGGCGGACGCACGGGAAGCATCGGCCTGCCCCAGGACCGGAGAGACAAGATGACGGAACTGGCGAACCCCGGATGGGGAGCGCTTGCGGCGCTGCTCGTCCTGATCTGGAGGATGGAAAGCATGACCAATGCAACCGAAAGGCTCGACGCGTCGGTGGCGCGGATCGCCAAGGACGTCGGCGAGATCGTCGAGCGGATCCGCGGCAATGTCGGCGTCGACAGCGCCGCCGTGCTCGCCGAGTGCGACCGGCTCGACTCGCTGAGCGGCGCGCTCGAGGGGCTCGGCGCGACGGGCGAGGGCGGCGAGACGCCGCCGGCGCCGCAGGACGGGCCGACCGCCACCGATCAGCCCCAGGGCTGAGCCGGCACCCGCTGGCAGACCGGGCAAAGTCTGCCGACTATCGTGGACGGGACGAAGTTCGATATCGTGGCGGTGGGTAGACCGCCAGGACTGTGCCGCTCGCTCAGTCCGGCTTGCCTTGCAATCCCCACAGGCTGGGAGCAAATAGGCTTTTGTCAACGTTATCAACATAGCCTTGACAGGATGCCACGGAGGGCATTGTGAACGCGCATCGCGGAATTGAGAGCGGCCGGAAGGGCAAAGATGCCGTGCGCCGCTGGAGCATGAAAACGCGCGCTTTCAGAACCGGACTGAGCGAGGGCTTTGGTGCTCCCATGCTCTTCTTTGCGCCCACCTCCTATCCTCTCACTTCATCCATAGACGCGAGTGTTGACGGTGCCTGGAAAGCCGTTAGCCGTGCGCTCGGAGCGGCCTATGGTCGGGAAATGAGGACGGGCCGTGGGAAAAAGTCCGGAAAAGCTACCGACGCCGACTGATCCTTCCCGGGGGGACGATCCGCTGGCTCACGAGCTGGCGCGGCGACTGAGCTCCATCATCGGCAGGGACCAGCGGGCACAAGTCGTCGCTCAGGTCATGAGCGCCGTATATGAGGAGCGGTTTTCGGGCCCGATCGCTCACCCCGCTCACCTCCGCGAATATGAAGCGATTTGCCCGGGGGCCGCAGAGCGCATCATCGCGATGGCGGAGCGCAACCTCGACCACGCGCAGCGGATGCAAGAGAAGACCGTGGACGGCGAGCTCGCGGACATCAAGGCTGGCCGCTGGTTCGGGTTCGCCGCCCTCATGGTGCTGATCGTCGGAGCGATAGCCTGCGGCCTCATGGGCCAGAAGGAAATCGCTCTCGCGCTGTTGGGAACGGGCGCTCTGGGTACGATCGGAGCCTTCATCAGGGGTCGCGGGAAAGCCGACTCCTAGTCGCCCAATGCCGGCGCCGACCTTCGCGGGCTTAGGGGCGGCAGACACAGCATGAAAGTGCGCGGCGGAAGGCGTGCCCGCCCGCGCCCCTTCCGGACCATCCGGGAGGGGGGTTTCGGCGCGCGTATCAGAGCGGGAGACGAGCATGTTGGAAGTGAAAGCGGACGCGCTGGAGGCTTCGTTCGAAGCGTTCGAGCGGAACGACGAGGGCCTGGCGGAGCTGCGCGAGGAGATGGCGCAGCTCAAGGCGCGGATGGACGCGCAGGCGGTGGCGGCGGCGCGGCCGGCGCTGTCCGGCGTGAAGGGCGAAGGATCGCCGTTCGTCGATAAATATCTGAGGAAGGGACTCGAGACGGGCGTCGAGCTGAAGGCCGTGACGGGCGTCTCCGACGCGGCCGGTGGCTATGCGGTGCCGGAGGAGATCGACGCGACGATCGACCGGCTGCTCATTTCGGCGTCGCCGATCCGGGCGATCGCCAACGTCGTCAAGGTCGGCTCGGCCGGCTATCGCAAGCTGGTGACGAGCGGCGGCACGCCGTCGGGCTGGGTGTCGGAGATTGCGGGGCGGCCGGAGACCGACACGCCCGTCTTCCACGAAGTCGCACCGCCTTCGGGCGAGCTCTACGCCAATCCGGCGGCGAGCCAGGCGATGCTCGACGACGCGGCGTTCGACGTCGAGGCGTGGCTCGCTGCGGAGATCGCGAACGAGTTCGCGCGCGCCGAGGGCGCGGCGTTCGTGGCGGGGTCCGGCGTCAACCAGCCCAAGGGGTTCCTGAGCCAGCCGGCGACGGCCGAGGGCGACGGTATCCGCGCCTTCGGGACGCTGCAGTTCGTGCCTTCGGGCGCGGCCGGGGCGTTCGCGTCGGGCGCGCCGCAGGACCGGCTGATCGACCTCGTCCAGGCGCTGAGGCCGCCTTACCGGCAGGGCGCGGTGTTCGTCATGAACTCGGCGACGGCGAGCGTGATCCGCAAGTTCAAGACGGCCGACGGGGCGTTCCTGTGGCAGCCGGGGCTGGTGACGGGGCAGCCCGACACCTTGCTCGGCCATCCGCTGGTCGAGGCCGAGGACATGCCGGACATGGCGGCGAACAGCCTGTCGATCGCGTTCGGCAACTTCAAGGCGGGGTATTTGATCGCCGAGCGGAGCGAGACGCAGATCCTGCGCGATCCCTACACGCACAAGCCGTTCGTCCATTTCTACGCGACGAAGCGCGTCGGCGGGCAGGTGAGCAATTCGGAGGCGATCAAGCTGATGAAGTTCACTGCGTAGGCGGTGAGGCCCTCCCCATCGCGGGAGGCCATCCGAAGCGCCGCCCGGAGTCCCCTCCCCGGGCGGCGTTTCCTTTTTCCAGAAGGAGAGACGAGATGAGCGACGGATTTTCGGGCGTCGTCGACAGCCTTGCCGCGCCGGCGCGGCGGGCGGCGGCGGTGGTGCCGAGCGACAGCGAGGCGCTGGCGGAAGTGCCCAAGGCCCTGTTCGTGGGCACCGGCGGCAGCCTCACCATGCGCGGCGTCGGCGGCAGCGCCGACCAGCTGTGGAAGAACGTGGCGGACGGGACGGTGCTGCCGTTCCGCGCCCAATATGTGCGGGCGACCGGGACCACGGCCGCCGACATCCTGGCGCTCTACTGATGGGCGCGATCGTCAACGCCGCTTGTTGCACGGTCGCCGCGGCGGCGGGCGGCGCGTTCATAGCGACCAAGACCGGCGGCGCCGACGGGGCGTCCGATGCGAGCGCGGTGTCGGCGGCGGCGATCGCCGGCGACTTCGTGCTGCGCGTGAAGCCGCTGGGGGCGGGGCTCTGCTATGCCGGGGTTTCGGCCAATCCCGCCGCCGGACTCGACGAGACGGCGATCGACCGGGCGCTCCAGATCAGCGGAGGGCTGTGCCGCGCCGTCGAGGCCGGGACGTTCCGGCCGGGCGCCTTCGCGCTTTCGACCTACGCCTGGATCCGCCGCGCCGGCGGGACGATCCAGTATCTGACCGGCCCGCTGCTGGCGACGGCGACGGTGCGGCGGTCGGTGGCCGATGCGGGCGCGCCCTTGTTCTTCGACAGCACGATCTGCGCGGCGGGGCTCGCCCTCGAGGTGAAGTTCGACGTGCCGGCGGCGTTCGCGCCGCGGCGCGCGGCGCGGCGCGGGCTGACGCTCGGCCTGGGCTTTTGACGGAAGGGAGAGAGGCGATGATCGAGGGCGATGCGCTGGTGCTGCCCGAGGCGGCGCTGGCGGAGGCGAAGGCGCTGCTGCGCGCCGGCGATGCGGGCGAGGACGCACTGATCGCGGCGATGCTGGCGACCGCGGCGAGCCTGTGCGAGCGGTTCACCGGCCAGGTGCTGATCGCGCGCGGCTTTCAGCAAAGTTTCGGCCGGGGCTCGCCGGCGGGGGTGCCCCTGACTCGCTGCCACGGCTGGCGGCGGCTCGGCCGCTCGCCGGTGCGGGCGATCGGAGCAGTCGAGCGGGTGGCGCCGGACGGCGGCGCGGCCACCCTGCCGGCGGGGGAATATGCGATCGACATCGACTCGAACGGCGACGGCTGGATCCGCGCCGACCCTGGCCCCGGGCCGATCCGGGTCTCGTTCGACGCGGGGCTCGCCGTGGACTGGGACGGCGTGCCGGTGCCGCTGCAGCAGGGCGTGCTGCGCCTGGCGGCGCATCTTTACACCTACCGGACCGACGCCGGCGCGCAGGCGGAGCCGCCGGCGGCGGTGGCGGCGCTGTGGCGGCCGTGGCGACGGCTGCGGCTGGCCTGAAGTGGGAGAGGAGGAGACGATGTTCGAAGAGCTGACGACGCGCGGGCTGGCGCTCGCCGAGGCGCGGCGGCGCGCCGTTCGCGCCCGCCTCGCCGCGACGCTGCGCGAAGACCTGCCCCGCGGGGTGGCGGTGGAGGAAGTGGCGCAAGGCGTGCGGCTCACCGGCCGCGGCCTCGTGCTGCGCAGCATCACCGATCCGGCGCTGCGCTGGATCGGCGGGGGAAGGACATGAGCGGCGCGGCCGCGGCGCTGCAGGCGGCCGCGCTGGCGAGGATCGGCGCCGTCGCCGGGCTTGCGGGCCGCTACGACGCGCCGCCGGTCCAGGCCGTCACGCCTTATGCCCTCGTCGAGGCGGGGCCGGAGACCGATTGGGGCCACAAGAGCGGCGCCGGATCCGAGGTGCGGCTGGCGGTGACGGTGCGCGACGCCGGCGAGCGGCCGCAGCGGCTGCTGGCGCTGCTCGAGACGGCACGGGCGGCGATCGAGGCGGGGCTGGCGCCGGCGGGGTGGCAGCTCGTCACCCTCGCCTGGCAGCGGACGCGCTCGGCGCGCGAGAGCAAGCCGGCGGTCGGGGCGGACACGCTGTGGGTCGGCGCCGTCGAGTTCCGCGCGCGGATGCTGCGGAGCGACTGAGCGGGCTTCGGGCCCGGCTATTTCGGGAAGGTCTTGGTCTCGAAATAGCTTTTGTAGCGCTCGCCCTGGGTTTCCGTGATGTCCTTGATCTCGGACGCCGCATTGTCCTGCGCCGCCGCCGGCTTGATGCCGACGGCGAGGTCCGATCGGACCGACGCCTGACGGAAGGCCTCCGCCTCGGCTTTGCAGATCGTGTCGAGCTTTGCCTTGAACGCGTCGACCGCGGTGTTCGCGTGCAGGTCCGTCGCGAGCGTCTCGGCAATGCAGTGCGTGAAGGCCTGGCGCTGGGCATTCGGATTGGGCGGCGGGGCCGAGGAATGAGCGGGCGCCGCCAACGCCAGAATCAGCAACGGAGAAATCATACGACCTCCAGTGCAACCGATTTGAACGAAAGGGAGAATGTGCCATGAGCGCGGAAAAGGGAAGTGCCTTCTTGCTGAAGGTCGGAGACGGCGGATCGCCGCCGGTCTACGCCACCGTCGCGGGGCTGCGGGCGACGCAGCTGTCGGTGAACGGCGAGGCGGTCAACGTCACGTCGAAGGATTCGGGCGGGTGGCGCGAATTGCTGTCCGGCGCCGGCGTGCGCTCGGTGTCGGTCGCGGCGAGCGGCATCTTCACCGGCTCGGCCGCGGAGCTCAGGGTCAAGGCCAACGCGCTCGGCGGCGCGGTGGACGATTACGAGCTGAGCTTCGAGAGCGGCGAGCGGCTGCGCGGGCATTTCCTGGTGACGCGACTCGATTATGCCGGCGATTATAATGGCGAGCGGACCTATGCGCTGAGCCTCGAAAGCTCCGGCGCGGTGGGTGCGGCATGAGCGGGCCCTCACCCCAACCCCTCTCCCCAGATGGGAGAGGGGCTAATCCGGCGCGCGGCGAGGCCGCCCTGGTGGTCGGCGGGCTGGCGCTCGTGCTGCGGCCGAGCTTCGAGGCTTTGGTCGCGGCCGAGGAGGAATTGGGCCCGCTCTTCGCGCTGGTCGAACGGGCGGCGGCGGGCGGGCTGAAGCTCGCCGAGATGGCCGGCCTGTTCTGGCATTGCGTGCGCGAGCGGCCGGCGGGGCTGACCCGCGAAAGGGTGGGCGCGGCGATCGCCGAAGCGGGGCTCGCCAAGGCGACGCCGGTGCTGAAGGCGCTGCTCCAGCAGATCCTCGATGGCCGGGGGTGAATTCGCGCGCGGCGCGGCGCGGCTGGCGGGACTGGCGGGGCTGCTGCCGGGGTGGAGTCCCGACGCTTTCTGGCGGACGACGCCGGCGGAGCTGAGGGCGGCGCTCGAGGCGCTGCGCGGGCGCGAGGAGGCCGGGCTCGGCAGGGACGAGCTGGCGCGGCTGATGGAGCGGTTTCCAGATCAAGGCTGAACGGGCGAGGGGCCCCTCCACCGCGCTTCGCGCGGTCCCCCTCCCCGTGCCGGGGAGGATTTATGGACGAAGAGATCGAGCGGCTGCTGGTGAGCGTCAGGGCCGATACGAGCGGATTCGCGCGCGACGTCGCCGACATGCGTTCGCAGCTCGAAGGGCCGCTGGCGCAGGGCGCGGGGCGGGCCGGGCTGACGATCGAGGCGGCTTTGCTGCGCGCGGTGCGGACGGGAAAGCTCGGCTTCGAGGATTTGAAGCATACGGCGCTGACGGTGATGAGCGAGATCGCCGCGGGCGCGCTCCGGGCCGGGATCGGCGCGGTCGTGGGCGGCGGCGAGAATGCGGGCGGCGGGGGGCTGGCGGCGCTCGCCGGCCAATTGATCGGCGCGCTGCTCGGACTGCCGGGGCGCGCCGGCGGCGGACCGGTGGCGCCGGGACGGGCTTATGTCGTCGGCGAGCGTGGGCCCGAGCTGTTCGTGCCGACCGCGAGCGGACGAGTCGAAGCGGGCGGCGCCGCGGCGGCGACCCCCCGCGACGTCAGGATGAGCATCACGATCAACGCGCCGGCCGCGGCGGCGCCCGAGGCGCTGGCGCGGTCGAGCCGTCAGGTGGCGCGGGCGGTGCGCGAGGCGCTGCTCAGGGTCGAGGATTGAGGAGGCGGCGATGGGGTATTGGATGGCGGCGCCGGGGGCGGCGCGGCGCACGGGATTCGTCAAGCGCTTCGACCCGCGCTTCTGGACCGTCAACTTCCCGCGGCCGATGACGGCCGCGGCGGTGACGACCGCGCCGGACGCCCTGCGGGTCGACGCGGTCTTCTACAAAGCGAGCGACCTTTGCGGCCTGATCTGGGAGGCGGAGGACCGGTTCGACCATCCGCTGCTCGGCTACGAGACGAGCCGCGACTTTCGCGGCTGCCGGCTTTCCTTCCGGTGGCGGAGCGCGGGGCTGATCGGGCTCGACGCGGTCAACGGGCCGACGCTGACCATCGAGGGCCGGGACGCGGGCGGGGCGCCGCGGACCTGGTACGTGCGGCTGTGGAATTATGCGGACGGGTCGCCGGAGGATGCGGCGGTGGCGCTCGACTTCGACGCGCTGGCGGCCGGCTGGGCGAAGGAGGATCCGGTGTGGGCGGGAGACGTCGACCGGATGTTCGTGTCGCTGGCGCCGCCCGGCTTCACCGGCGACGACGCGGCGCTCCCCGCGCCGGCGGAAGGGTGGGCGGAGCTCGGCGCCATCGCCTGCGACGGGCCGGCGTCGGTGCTCGCGATCGGCGACGCCCTGGTGCCCGAGCACCGGCTGCGCATCGCGACCGGTTATGACGACCATTATCACCTGACGCCGGAGCGGGTGGTGCGGAGCGCGCTGCGGCTCGGCTATCGCCGCGCGCTCGACCATTATGTCGGCATGAGCCATTATTTCCGGCTCGAGCCGCTCGGCGGGGGCTTGTACGTCAGCCTCGCCGGCGGGGTGCTGAACGGACCGTGCGCGGCGTGGCACCGGGATTTCGCGACGCGGGCGGCCGCGCTCGGGTTCGCGCCGATCTTCTCGCTCTCCTACGAGCTGCTCGACCAGCATTGCTGGAACGACTGGAAGCAGCGCGCGCCGGACGGTTCGGCGGCTTTGACCGGATGGGATCCGCCGTCGGCGCTGCTGTCGCCCGCGCATGGCGGCGCGATGGCCTATCTTGCGCAAGTCGCGCAGGCGTTCGCCGGCATCGCAGCGGAGGCGGGCCTGCGGGTGCGGTTCCAGATCGGCGAGCCGTGGTGGTGGGTCCGCGGCGACGGCCATATCTGCCTCTACGACGCGGCGGCGGTCGCCGCCTTCGCGCCGGTGGCGATCGCCGACGTGCGCGGGGCGCTCGACGCGGCGCAGACGGCGACGCTGGATGCCGCGGGGACCGCGCTGGCGCAGTCGACGGCGGCGATCGCGGCGGCGGTGCGGACGGCGGCGGCGGACGCGGAGCTTCTGCTGCTCGTCTACCTGCCGACGGTGCTTGCCGGACCCGAGATCGCCCGGGCGAACCTGCCGACGGGCTGGGCGGCGCCGGCCTTCGACCTGCTGCAGCTCGAGGATTACGAATGGGTGACGGGCGGGCGCACCGGCGCCTCCGCGGCGGGGGTCGCTGCGGCCGGAGCGCGGCTCGGCTATCCGCCGGAGCGGCAGCATTATCTGGCGGGCTTCGTCCCCGACGCCGGGGACAAGGCGCAGTGGCGGGCGATCGCGCGGGCGATCGCCGCGGCGCGGGCGCGCGGGACGGCCGAAATCTTCGCCTGGGCGCTGCCGCAGGTGCTGCGCGACGGCTTCACCTGGTTCGATCTGGAGGAGGATGATGTGGACGCGTTCGACGACGTGCGCTTTCCGATCGCGCTCGGCCGCGCGGCGAGCGTGGAGCCGGCATTCTCGACCTCGGTGGTGACGGCGGCGGGCGGGGCCGAGCAGCGCAACAGCGACTGGTCCGACGCGCGGCTGCGCTTCGACGCCGGGCCCGGCGTGCGCGGACAGGCGGAGCTCGAGACGCTGATCGCCTTCTTCCGCGCGCGGCGCGGGGCGGCGGTGGCGTTCCGCTTCGAGGATCCGTTCGATCACAGCTCCAATGGGATGACCGGGGAGCCGGAGGCGGGGGACCAGCCGCTCGGCGTCGGCGACGGCACGCAAACGGAGTTCGCGCTGGTCAAGACCTACGGCGCGCAGGTGCGGCGGATCACGCGGCCGGTCGCGGGAACCGTGCGCGTGTCGGTGGCGGGGGAGGAGCGGACGTCGGGCTGGACGCTGGGGCCGCTCGGAACCCTGCGCTTCGACGCGCCGCCGGCCGCGGGAGCCGAGGTGCGGGCCGGCTTCCGGTTCGACGTGCCGGTGCGGTTCGCGGACGACCGGCTCAGCCTCAGCCGCACGACCTTCGCCGCCGGCGAGGCGCCGTCGGTGCCGCTGATCGAGGTTCGGGAGGATTTATGACCGCCTTCATCGAGCATCTGCTGACGACGATCGCCTTTTGCTGGCGGCTCGAGCGGCGCGACGGCGTCGCGCTCGGCTTCACGACCCACGACCGCGACCTCGAGATCGACGGGCTGGTGTACCGGGCCGCGCCCGGAATGGTCCCTTCGGCGATCACGATCAGCGACGGCCTGGATTCCGGCGGGCTGGACGTGTCGGGCGCGCTGACCAGCGACGCGTTGGCGGCGGCCGACCTTGCCGCCGGACGGTGGGACGGCGCCGCGGTGTTCCTGTTCGCATGCGACTGGGAGGCCGGCGGCGCGACGCTGCCGCTCGCGCGCGGCGGGATGGGCGACGTGACGACCACCGGCGTCGGCTTCGAGGCGGAGCTGCGCGGGCCGGCCGCCCTGCTCGACCGGCCGGTGGTCGAACAGACCTCGCCGGAATGCCGCGCCGAGCTCGGCGACAGGAGGTGCCGCGTCGACATGGCGGGGCGAACGCGGGTGACGCGGGTGACCGGCGTGATCGACGACAATGTCATCGAGGTGGCTGCGGCCGCGGCGGAGACGAATGCTTATGGCTATGGGCGGCTGCGCTGGCTCGGCGGCGCGAACAGCGGCCTCGAATCGGCAGTCGCCGCGTCCGATGGGCCGCGGCTGACGCTGCGCGAGGCACCGTTCCATGCCGCCGCGGTCGGCGATCTCGTCGAGATCGGCGAGGGGTGCGACAAGCTGTTCGCGACCTGCACCGGCCGCTTCGCCAATGCCGAGAATTTCCGCGGCGAGCCGCATTTGCCGGGGATGGATCTGCTGACCCGCTATCCGGGTGCCTCGTGAGCGGGCGCGGCGCGACCATCGCGCGGAGGGCGCGGGCGCTGGTCGGGACCCGCTTCCGTCCGCAGGGGCGCGACCCGCGCTTCGGGCTCGACTGCGTCGGCACCGCGGCGACCGCGGCGGGCGTGGCGATCGCGCGGGTGCCGCGCGACTATCCGCTGCGCGGCCCCGATCTGGCGCAGGTCGAGCATGGGCTGCGCGACCTCGGCTGCGCGCCTGTGACGGGAAGCGTGGCGGATCCGGGCGACGTCCTCGTCTGCCGGCCGGGGCCGGAGCAGATCCACCTCGGCATCGCCACCGAGACGGGGTTCGTCCACGCCGACGCCGGCCTGCGCCTGGTGGTGGAGCGGCCCTGGCCGGTGCCGTGGCCGGTGCTCGGAATCTGGCGGCTGGCGGGAGACGAATGATGGCGACCTTGGTCCTCACCGCGGTCGGAACGCTGGTCGGCGGACCGGTCGGCGGCGCGGTCGGCGCGCTGCTCGGCCAGGCCGTCGACAGCCGCCTGTTCGCACCCAAGGCCCGGCAGGGGCCCCGGCTCGGCGACCTCTCGGTGCAGACGTCAAGCTACGGGAGCGAGATCCCCAAGCTGTTCGGGACGATGCGGGTGGCGGGGACGGTGATCTGGGCGACCGATCTCCGGGAAACCCGCTCGGCCACCGGCAACGGCAAAGGGCAGCCCAAGAGCGTCAATTACAGCTATTCGGCGAGCTTCGCGGTGGCCTTGTCGGGGCGGCCGATCCTCGGCGTGCGGCGGATCTGGGCCGACGGCAAGCTGCTGCGCGGCGCGGCGGGCGACTTCAAGGCCGCGACCGGCTTCCGACTGTGGCTCGGCGAGGAAGGGCAGCCGCCCGATCCGCTCATCGCGTCGGTCGAGGGGGCCGGCCAGACGCCGGCCTATCGCGGCCTCGCTTATGCGGTGTTCGAGGACCTGCAGCTCGCCGATTTCGCAAATCGCATTCCCTCGCTAACCTTCGAAGTGGACGCCGATGCCGGCCCCGTCGCAGCGGGGTTCGTCGCTGCAGCGCTGGCCGGGGACGACGTCGAGGCCGGGGAGACGCGGAGCGTCTCCGGCTATGCCGTGACGGGCGACAGCATCCGGGCGGTGATCGAGACTCTCGCCGACGTCGCGCCGCTCTCGATCGTCGATACCGGGAGCGCCCTGCGCGTCGAGAATCGCGGCGCCGGTGCGCCGCTGCCGCTCGAGGTCGGCGAGGGCGGTGCGAGCGGCGATGGCGCCGGCGGCCGCGCCGAATGGTCGCGCAAGGCCGCGTCGAGCGTGCCCGCGGAGACGACGATCGCTTATTACGAGGTCTCGCGCGACTATCAGACCGGCTTGCAGCGCGCCGGCCGCGGCGGCGCAGGCGGCGGCGAGCGGCGGTCGGTGGCCGCGGCGCTCGACGCCGATGCGGCGAAGTCGCTCGCGCAGCTCCGGCTCGACAGTCTGTGGGCCGGGCGGGAGACGGGGATCGTCCACCTGGCGCCGCGGCGGCTCGTGTTGCGGCCCGGCGCGGTCCTGGCCGTGCCGGGCAAGCCCGCGACATGGCGCATCGCCCGGCTGACCGTGGAGAAGATGGTGGTCTCGGCCGAGCTGGTGCGGCTGCCGCCGGAAGCCGGGAGCGCGGTCCAGGCGGCGGCAGGGAGACCAGTGCGGCAGGCGGACGCGGCGGCGGGGCCGACGACGCTGGTGCTCCTCGATTTGCCGTCGCTCGAGGACGCACCGGCGGGGCGGCCGCAATTGCTGATCGCCGCGGCGGGCGGCGAGGGCTGGCGGCCGGTGCCGCTCAGCGCGACCTGGGACGCCGGGGCCAGCTGGCAGGGCGCCGGGACGACGGCCGGCGCGGCGGTGATGGGCCTTGTGCGGGCCGCGCCGCAGGAGGCGGGCTCCGCCCTGTTCGACGCGCATGGCAGCCTCGAAGTCGAGTTGCTGACCGACGAGATGTGGCTGGAGAGCCGCGACGATTCGGCATTGGCGGGCGGCGCCAATCTCGCCGTCGCCGGCGACGAGCTGCTGCAGTTCGGCGTGGCCGAGCCGCTCGGCGGCCGCCGCTTCCGCCTGTCGCGGCTGCTCCGCGGCCGCCGCGGGACCGAGTGGGCTGCGGGGTCGCACGCCGACGGCGAGCCTTTCGTGCTGCTCGACGCGGCGGCGCTGGCGGCGGCCGAAGCGCCGCTGTCCGCGGTGGGCGCCGAGGTGCGGGTCCACCCGCACGGGGTCGGCGACCCGGCGGACACCGTGCCGGCCGCGCGGGCGTTCACGGGCGAAAACCTGCGGCCGCCGTCGCCGGTCCACCTGCGCGCCGAGCGGCAGGCGGACGGCACTTTGCTCCTCGCCTGGACGCGCCGCAGCCGCAGCGGCTGGCTGTGGATGAGCGGCATCGACACGCCGCTCGGCGAGGAGCGGGAGGCGTATCGCCTCACGCTGACGGGGGCGCTCGGGGGCGGTCGCGCCGTCGAGACGGCCGAGCCCGCTTATTCCTATGGTGCGGCCGAGCAGGCGGCGGACGGCGTCGCCTTCCCGCTCGTCGGCGAGGTCGCGCAGCTCGGCACGGCCGCCGCCTCGCGCGAGGCGGTGCTCGCGATTCCGGCATAA